TCTCGAACTCATGTTCAAACTCAACCTTTCTCCATATAGTCTTTCTCACTACACACCTCCTAATTTATTATCATCATCACCTTGATAAACTGCCAAGATAACCCCAATCATTAACAATACAGTAAGCCCTACTAAACAATATCCGAATATCTCACCCATTATCCACCTCCTTAATAGAATCAAAAGTAACTTTAATATCTTCCATCTTATCAAGACAGTCTTTACAAATATAGAACTGGTCATTAACTAACCATAAAGATTCTTCTCTTTTGCATAGTTCACATTCCATTTTATACCTCCTCTGGTTTTTCTATCTCCACCTGATTCCTAATAAACCTTTCCATAATCTGTCTTTCAATATCACACATCCCGCTATCCATAGCCATCTGCATTATCCCAAACGCAGTCCTCATAAACTTATCATAACCCTTTGGCGATAAACTATCCCTAGCATACTTCACCAACTCCTTACTTTTCATCTTTCCCCTCCTCTCTACCTTCACATAAATGTGGCAGGTATCTACTAACCCATTTCTCACAATGATTACAATATTCCATATTCTTCTCCTGCTCACTAAGAGCTTCATCTACCTTTCTCCCATCTTCTTCCCTATCCATCATATCACTTAATCCGCCCATTATTTCACCTCCCATGTTATTTTCTCCCCACAACTTTTATTAACACAATACTCCACAACTTTCTTCTTCCCATCTCTACCGGTATAAACTTTCCTAGTTGAACTTTTTTCTTTACACTTACTACAATAATTTAACATCTTACAACCTCCTTTCTTATCTCTGATTAAATTATATAATATAATAACCCATTTGTCTAGCTTTATTTAAACTATTTTTCAACCCCTAAAATACCCACTTTTCTCTATATTACCCCACCCTATCTCGTTACAAACCAAAAAAGGAATCAGATAAGCTTCCCACCAATACACTAACCCCGAAACAGTTAAGACTTTACATAATAAAATAATATGTTAATAATAGTAAAGTAGAATAAAACTCTACAAAACTATAAAGGGTAACTGACCAGGCTATTAAGTTACAATAACGGATATAAAAGAGTTTGATGCTTAGTTGCCCTTTTTAATAATATAGTTATTTCTTATAACATATTTCAACCTAAAGAGTTACACTTACTTATGGCTAAGATGGGAAGAAAATCCAGTCGAGACGAGAAAGCATTTAACTCACTAATCAATAAAGCTGCAGAGTACCTTAACACAAACTTCACAAAGTTCAAAGAAGATAGACGTTATCATTTAGCCGTAGAAGTATTTAAAAAAGCTATCGCAAGTGAAACAAAACATACAGGTAGTATTGGAATAAACCTAAACACATTGGTGTCCGATGTTGACAGAAAAAGAAAATCAGGAAAAGTTGAAGGAACAACTGGTGAAGGCGTGGCAGAATGACCCGGTAGTTCGCCATGATTCGTTCTCTGACAAAAGATTATGGGGTAAGCAAGAGGAGATACTTCATAGTGTCCGCGATAATAAAAAGACTACAGTCAAGTCTGGTAATACTATTGGCAAATCTTTTATTGCTAGCGATACTTGCATGGACTTTCTCACAATATATGGCCCAGAAGCTAAGGTCATTACAACAGCACCAACGTGGACGCAAGTAGAAGGTATTATTTGGAAAGAGATAGCGAGTTACTGCAACAAGTCAAAGATACCGATAGGCGCAGAACCTTTAAAGACAGAACTTAACTTCAGTGGCGATTGGTTCGCTAGAGGAATATCAACTAATGAAGTACATAGGTTACAGGGTTTTCATTCACCGAGATTATTAGTAGTTATAGACGAAGCGAGTGGAGTAGCTCCAGAGATATGGGAAGCCGTAGAAGCACTTCACCCTTATCGAGTATTAGCAATAGGCAACCCTAACGAAATAGTAGGTAACTTCTACGATACTTTCAGTTCATCATTATGGAATAAACTAACAGTCAGTTGTCAAGACTGCGTTGACTGGCAAGATATACACGGAGCAGTACCTGGCTTAGTTACCCAGGAATGGATAAACGAAAGAGCAGAAGAGTGGGGAAGAAAATCACCGTTATTTGATATACATTGTCTAGGCGAGTTTCCTTTAGAGACAGCCGATACATTAATTAGTAGAGGATGGCTAGAGCGAGCTCGTAAGGGTTTAGACATAGAAAACAAGCCATTAGATATAGAGAACAAAGAAGATACTCGCAGAGTAATAGCTTGCGACGTAGCTACTAAGCATGGTGAGTGTGAGACGGTATTCATCAAACGTTATGGCCATACAGTAGAAAGTATGACAGGTCATTACCGAATACCAACTACGGATATAGCCGATAAGCTCGCGTTTAGTTACTCGGAATATAAACCACATAACTTAGTAGTCGATAGTGACGGAATAGGCGAAGGCGTTAGTGATATACTTACCAGCCGAAGAGTTCCTGTTACAGAGTTTCATGGTGGTTATGGTTACAAGGCTATTGATAATAATAGGTATAAGAACTTACGCTCTCAGTTCTACTGGATAGTAGCTAAGAAGTTCGAGAAGGGTCTTTATAATCTTAGTCTACTTGGCGATAAAGAATACGAGATATTAAAGAATCAACTTTGTTCTATTAAAACCAAAGCACCTGATAGTATGGGGCGAATACAAATAGAAACGAAAGATGACCTTAGAGCTAGGCAGATTAAATCTCCAGACTACGCTGATGCTTTTGTTTACGGAGAATTTGGTTTCTGGAGTTCACATTATCAAGAGATAGCGCCAGTGAGGTATCGATGATAGCATTTGAAATTCTTAGAGTTATACTTATTAGTATTATGTTTTATTGTATGGCTAAAGTTCTTTGTATTATAACTGATTAAATAAGCTGTGGTGGAATAGGTAGACACTATGGTGGCAATGTTAGATAGGCGTGTTCCCATGAAGAAATTAAGAGCCTATCATGTAACGTGACTATACGAGTAGTTGAGGGTTAGTCCTACAACACTTGGCAAATCGTTACCAGCTTATAAACTTTGGAGATAATATGTGTATGAAAGACAGCAGGTGGGTAAGGACAAACTGGTTTAAAGATATTTGGCTTCTAATACTCGTTATCGTAGGCTGGATAATAGCAGAGATAAGATATAGATTCTCTAAAGACTAACAACCTTCATCAACTCGAACTAGAGCATGAAACTAACTACAATAATATTACTTATGACATTTAACTTATTCGGACAAGCGTTACAGCAACAAGCACCTGCTAAACAACAGCCTTTACAGTTCACTGATAAAGGTTTCTTTAATACCGAGTATGGCGACTTTACTAAGAAGAACTTTGCTACCATAGAACAGTCTGGTGATATTTCTGGTAACTGGCTACATTTAAGAAACTCTACATTCAAAGATTTACAAGATAGAAACCTAATAAGACAAGATATAAGTTTTGACGAAGCACTAAATAATCCAGAGTTATATAATGAAGTAGCTGGCGGGTATATGAAAGATATACAAAGAGTTATGGGTAGTGATGATGTATATGATTTAGCATTATGGAGTAGGTCTCCTGCTAATTTTAGAAAGACAGGTGGAGATATAGAGAAGTTAGATAGAAAGACAAAGGGCGATGCTGGTAAAAGTCTTTATACTGTAATGAAACAGCGTAAGAAGTGGTTAGATAAATTCTATTTTGAGGGAAATAACTAGGAGAGTAGTATGGCTAATTTTGAACAAGCGTTACAAGCGTATTTACAAGGTAAGAATCCACAAGGTAATAATGAGTTAATGGGTCCAGGTAACTACCCACAAGCTGGATTACAAGAGTTGCTTATAAGAGCAAGACAAGAAGCTATCGCAGGACAAAGACAATTATCGACTCAAGGAACTCCTAGCCCTGTTCCTTTATCTAATAAAATAAGTTATCAACAATATCCTAGAGGTCAAGCTCCAAAGAGTACAGTTGCAGGTCAACATTTTATCGGTGCTCAAGCATTATCTCCTGAAGAACAGAAAATAAGACAAGCTCAGTTACCCTCAGGGTATCGTAGTACCTTATGGCAAGATAACCAGCATGTATTTGATGGTGGTAGAAATTATGTATCTCAAGACGAACAAGATTACCAAGCTTTAAGAAAGAGAATGTTAAGTCAACCGTTACCAGGCGGAGAGGGTTATCAACAAAAACAACAACCTAGTGGAAACTTCGGTAATGATATAGGCGCAATGATGCAACAAATGCCTAATGAAATAAAACAACAAATAATGCAGATAATACAACAATGGATGTCTAGCAATAGACAACGATAGTTATGGAAGAGATAGCTGGATTCACAATCGAAGGACACGATGGACATAACATTGCAATAGTCGAAAGCAAGACTACCGGCAAACCTATTATAGTATGTCATGATTGCAAAGTTAGTTTACGGGGATTAGTTCCTTGCGAAGTATATTCTCGGGTAGTCGGTTACTTACGACCCGTGAAGTCATGGAACAAGGGTAAGCAAGAAGAGTTTAACGATAGAAAGACTTATAAAAACGATAAGCTTTGTGCTAGACCAGCACCGAACTTATAACAACAGGAGGATAAAATGCCAAAAGTCATTCCCTTTGGGGACAGAATACTGGTTAAGCGTGAGAAGGTAGGCGAGACGTTAGGTAAAGAAGGATTAATAGTCGCAGCTGAGACTACTAGCGAAAGACTTACGGACTTAGCAGTAGTGAAGTATATCCCCGAACATAGTTTCGCAGACCAACAGTTAATAAGTAAATCTAGCGATATAATTAGTTCGTTATTAGTAGAAGCCGAAGGTGGCAATTCAGATGCATTAATAGCCGTACTAAGATATAACTCGTTCTTAAAGATAAAGTCAATACAGCAAGGCGATAAGGTTATGATAAGCAAGTATGTCGGTACGGACTTCCACGAAAGCGGAGAAGTAGATACACTAACAATGGTGAAAGATTCCGATATTATAGGATTGGTGGTGGATGATGAGTAAAGGCAACGGAGATAAAATAGAACTAATAAAAGTATCAATAGCTGGCGGTAATATGGTTGTTGACTTCGGTAAACATAACATAGCTTTACTATCACACGCACTACGAGTTGCTGGTCTTCACCTTGACGATATGATAGTAGAAAAAGAAATAGTTGCGGAAGAATCAGAGAAACCTAAGATAGTAATACCCCCAAATATATTAGACAAATTGAGAGGTAGATAATGGCAGATTTTCAGGATGAATTACAAGAAGGCATACAGGATGTTCCTCAAGTAGAGGAGGTTTCTAATGAAGCCATTGTTCAAGAGATAAACGCTAGTAGTGAGAAGGATTACTATAAGCAACTCAAGAAAAAGCATAAAGGTTTCTTGCTGGATAATATCACAGTACTTGAGAAAGAACGCATTGCTCAATGGATTATAGACCGATACGAAGAAGCTAGTGAGAAACATAAAGAAACTTGCGAGAGAATAGATGAATATGATGATGTTTATCGTATGGTTCGTAAGTCAGTTGAAGGTGACGATGACGGTGATATGCCTAACTACGCTACTCCTTTATCTACCGTAGCTATCGAAACTATCCATGCTAACGAAATGAATGTTTTCTTTACTCCTTCCGATGCAATGAGAGTTCTCCCAACTGAACAGAACGATATACCTAAAGTCGAGAAGCTATCTACCTTCGGCAACTGGTCAATGAAGAACGAGATGAACTTATTCGAAAGATGCGATAGGTTATTTCATTACTCTGCTAAAGTAGGCGAAGCGCCTTACATAGTTGACTGGGTTAAAGAATACGGTACCGAGATTAAACGTGATATTATTATGAACCCTGCTCAACCAGACGAACCTTTATACGACCCTGATACTAAAGAGCCGTTATACCAAGAAATCGAAGAGCAGAAGTTACTATACAACGGCCCTAAGCTTACCGTGTTTAGTCGTAAAGACTACATTCAACCTCCTAATGCATTGATGGATGTTAAACCCGATTGGGAAATAAGACTTATCCGTAAGACTTACGATAGTTACCTAAGAGATATGATGAGTGGGAAACTTTATAATGATTCAATTCAAGATATTACAGACTGGAGTAACGAAACTTACGGTGAGAATATAGTCGAAGATTTCGAAGGACATCATATTCCCGTTGGTAAATGGAGTAAGGAGTTTATAGAGTTCTACGGTTGTATGCGAATACTAACTGTTAAGAAAGGCGAAGATGACCAGTCAGATGAGTATGAAGAGCTAGAGGAAGAGTTTATTGCGATAGTACATAAACCTACCGGTACTCTTTCCCAGCTTCGTAAGAACAAGTTTCCTTTAAAGCTACGCCCTATCGGAATAGATTACTTTCTACCAGACGATGAAGGTAGACGAAGAGCTATTGGAGTATGTGAGTTTCTTGAAGGACCGCAGAAAGCATACGACGCTTTGTTTAATCAGTATATACTAGGCACCGTTAGAACGAACTCGCCTATTGGCTTCTTTACACCGATGGCTAATCAACGTAATGAACCTATGAAGTTTAAGAATGGGTATCTATATCCAACAGCTGACCCTAACGCTATTAACTGGATGAAAGTTCCTGGACCAGATGCTAGTATACAACTCGTTATGGAAATAGTAAGCTACTGGGCGCAGATGTTATTTGGTATTAGCGACTATGCTGCAGGTATGGAAAGTAAAATAGACCCTAGCGCTCCTGCCAAGAAAGCCGAGATAGTTATTCAGCAAGGTAACGTTAGGCTTAACCTAATAATCAAACGTAAGAATAAAACCCTTAAAGATATATTTAAAAGGTGGTATTTATTGTATCAAGCCAATATGCCACCCAACAAGTTTATGCGGGTAGCTGGTGATACTAAAGACGACCCTTGGCAGTTTAATCCTATTACTCTTGAAGACTTTGCACTTAAATCTATCCCCGACTTCGAACTCGTGGGTAATGTTCTTAACTCTAACAAACAACTAGCTGCACAGAAAGCTCTTGGTATCTACCAACTACTTAGCCAAAATCCTTTCTTCGCTCCAGTTAGTAAACAAGGTATTCAAGCATTACACGCCTTAACTAAATGGATTATTGAGAAGATGGACGAAAGTGGATTGGCTGGTTTCTTACCTCCGATGCCTGGAGAGCAGGTACATACTCCAGAAGAAGAAAACGCTAGATTCTTACAAGGCGATTATGGTAAACCAGCTAACGGTGAAGACCACGTTAACCATTTAAAAGTTCATAATAAAATGATGACTGACCCTAATACTCCTCAAGAAATTAAAGAGAAGTTAATTCAGCCACATATTCAAGCAACTATTAAACTAATGAAAGCCGAGATGACGCAACAGATACTAATGCAACAAGCTCAGCAACAGCAACAGCAAATGCAGCCTCAACAACAACAAGGAGGGCAACCTAATGTCAACCAAACAGGAGCAGGACAACCTTCGCAAGCAGCGACTGGTCAAATTCTTTCATGACGATGGGTTAATATGGATGGATATTAAGGAAGATATATTACAGTGTAAGTTCAACGCGGAATCACAAATGAAAACAGTAAGTTGTGTTAATCGAGAATGGTATGCAGGTAAATGTAGCGGATTAGAAGAAGTATTAAACATTGAAAGAGATTATAAAAATGATTAAAGATTCAATAAAGTATTATTTAGGTAAAGTAAACGAAGAGCTTAGTAAGTTAGAAGAAGGTCGGTTCACTGGTAACGTTGAGTTTAAGTTTAATATTAAAGACGGCGGGATTGCTAATATTAACGTTGGACTAAATAAAAGCATTAAGAAACCAAATGAAGTAGGAGGGTGATATGGGTAGTAGAGTAAAGAAAGAAAAGATGCGTAAGAAGAATGTTAAAAGTAAAAGGAAAAAGTAATGTTTGGTTGGTTTAAGAAAAAGAAATTACGGTTAGTTGCTAAACGAAACTTGCAAAGGTATATGGTAGATGGTTGGAGAATATCTAAAGCAAACAAACGTAGTGTAACTGATTTAATCTTAATGGAAAAATAATCTAAAAGGAGATTTCCACAATGAATGAAACAGCGACAAATCCAAACGGGATTACGGAGCCAGATGAAGTACAGGAAGAACAACGGTTAGAAGAACTAGCCAAGAAAGAAGATAAGAACGATGAAGAAACGCAAGAGCTTAGTTCGTTAAAAGAAAACAAGCAGACTAGATTACAGAAACGAATTGATAAGTTATCTTGGCGAGCTAAAGATGCAGAGGAAAGGTTAGAGGCTAGAGACGAAGAGCTTGGAACGTTACGTTCTGATTTAAATTCTTTAAAGAAGAATCAGAATACCGAGGTTCCTATTAACAAAACAACAGTAGCTATTGGTGAGGATAAGTTTTATACCGATACGGCTTTAGAAGATTTAGTTAATCGAAAAGAATTAACTTCTTCAGAAGCTTACGGTCACCAACAGAAAAGACTTAAAGCCGAGATTAAACAAGAAGTTCTAAATGATTTCAAGAAACAAGAAACGGTTAGTGAAGAGCAGCGGGCTAGAAAAGCAGATGCTGAAAAAGTATTTACTCAGTATCCGCAGTTTTCTAAGACTTTGCCAGATGGTTCACCTAACCCCGACTATGCTCCTGATGACCCGTTGTTTAAGGAAGCGTCGAGACTTTATAAGAACGGATATATGTATAATCCACAAGGGTTAAGTCAGGCTTTAGGTGACGCTAAGAAGATATTAAAGATAGGTCCATCAGTAGATGCCAGTGATGACCTAAGTGTTTCAGGACATTCAGCCCCTGATGTTAGGGGTAGGAGTGATAATATACAAGTAACCGATAGCGAAAAGGAACTTGCTATACGGACTTATAGAGATTTAACAAACCCAGCGACAGGTAGACAGTATACGGATAAAGAATCTATCGCTAAATACACTAATGCTAAAAAAGCAAGGAGTAGATAAAAATGGTAAAGACTAAGAAAAAACAATCAGTTGAAGAACTTCTAAAGGATGTTAATGTAAATCCTGTAGAAACCATTGAAAAACCTATTGAAGAAAAGGGTAAGAAAGATGATTACCACTTAGATGTCATTACTGACTACTATGGAAAAGTTGACCCGTTTTATCTTTCTGAGAAAGACCCCGAGTATGCTTATCGCTTCCTAAGAGCGGACCAGAAAAACTTGTCTATGAAGACAGGTAACTTATTGTTTCAGAAAGGTGGTTGGCAGGTTTGTGAAAAAGACCACCTTACACGGATAGGTATTAAAGATTCCTTTATTGGACCAGATGGTCATTATCGCGTTGGTGATACCATCTTAGCTTTTATGCCTAAAAAACTCTTTGAAGATAAAGAGGAATATAAGATTAAGAAAGCCAACGAACAAGTAAGCGCAATTAAGAAATTGACGGAAGAGGGTGACCCAAATGTCGGTGGAAAAGAAATGCATGAATCTATGCGTGGAATAGAAACTGAAAAACAGTTGGGCATGTAATTAGATTAATTGAAAAAAACGAGGATTAACAAATGGCAAACCGAGATACCGCAATGGGCTTTAGAGTAGCTCAAGGTATAGGTAGTCAGCATGTGTTCAAAATGTTTCCAGTAGATGCAAGTAGCTCAACAGCTACTTACGTTGGTGACATGATGGACCTTAATGCAGCAGGTTCAGTTAGACCTGCAGCTGCTGATGCTGGCATTTCTGTTGCTGGAGTTTGTGTTGCTGTCTATGATAGTAACGGTGTACCTTGCGGCGCACCAAACTCTTCAGTATCTACTAAATATTTAACTGGCTCAGTAGCTGGTTATGCTTTAGTAGCGTTAGCAATTCCTGGAGTTGTCTTTATAGGACAGCTTGATTCAGGAACCACACCTACAAGTGCTGATATTGGAGCTACATGTGACCATGTTGCAGGAGTTGGAAGTACAACAACTGCAAGAAGTGCGCATGAGTTAGATGCTTCTAATATTGGTACTGGATTACAAGTAAGAATATTCGGTAAGGTCGAAGAGCCAAATAACAGCTGGGCTGAACACGTTGATGCATACTTTATGTTTAACGAATCAGCTTTTGGTTGTTCTGCGGCTGCTACTGTTTAATCGTTAAGAGAGGAATAATAAAATGGCAATTACAAGTAGTCAAATTGTTGATGCTCTTGACGCTAACCTGAATGAAATGTTCCAGGATGGAATAAACAGTTGGCCTGAAGAGTATTCAAAAGTGTTTAATATGTTATCAAGTGACAAACAATCAGAGAAGGACAGTTATGAATCTGGCTTCGGTATGATGCCCGAAAAGGCTGAAGGCGTTGCTGCGACTTATGATGCAGTTCTTCCTGGTATCTCAAAAACTTATGCACATAAAACTTATGCGCTGGGTTATGAGATAACTGAAGAAGCAGTTGAAGACAATCTTAGGACTCCTGAGACCTTTAACAAACTTCCTCAGGCACTTAATAGAAGTGCAATTGAAACGGTTGAGACTTCCGCTTTCAATGTGTTTAACAATGGTTTTACTACAGCTGGCTTTGATGGTAAATCGCTATTCGCGACTGACCACCCTACGCTAGACGGTTCTACTCAAGCTAATGAGCCTACTACAGATGCTGACTTATCAGTAACTTCGTTAACCGCAGGGTTGACAGCTATTGAAGAGTTTGTTGATGAAAGAGGTTTAAAGCAACCAACGAAAGCTCTTATGCTTCTTATTCCAGTTGAATTATGGAATGTTGCAGAGGAACTTTTAGGTTCTGAGTATAAACCTTATGTAGCTAATAATGAAGTTAACGCTTTGCAAAAGAAAGACTTGCAATATTTTATCAGTCATTATCTAACCGATAGTGATGCATGGTTTTTATTAGCTGAAAAGAATATGACAAAGTTGAAGTTCTTTTGGAGAGTTAAGCTTGGTGCTTTAAGACGTGGAACTGATTTTGATTCTACTAACTTAAAACATCTAGCTAGAATGAGGTTTAGTGTTGGATATAGCCACTATATGGGAACATATGGTTCAACAGGGGCATAACAGGAGGTTTTAAATGAAGAGATTAACAGTTGGTTTTTTAGCTGTGTTGTTTATGGCAACCATCTGTTTTGCTCAAGCTTCCCGTAATCCTGCATACAACAATCTAGGCAAGAGTAATTTTGCTAACGTTGGAGTACAAGGGTTAGATGTTTCTGGGAATCCTGGCTATATTGAGATGGTTAGTTCAGATACGAATGGAAAAGTAATTGTATACTACCTTTGGGTAGATGATACTGGTGACTTAAGGATTGCTTCTTATGTGACCATTAGTGCATTTGCTAGTTTCCCTACGGGTGACTGGACAACTGATGAAATGACTCCCTCCGGTGGTACTGGAGCAGTTGTTGGAGCACAATCGTAATAGCAGTAAATTGGGGAGAGGTGTAAAATCCTCTCCTCACCTTAATTATGAAATGGCTAAAACATAACAAAGTTTGCTTATTAATTGGAGCATGTATCTTCGCAGTTCCACTATCGAGTATGGTGGTAATTAGAGGTACAAATATTTGGTACTCACAGTATTTAGGGTTATTAACTTGTTTCGGATTAGCAGCATCATTTGTTCTTTGGAAATTTAATAAGTTTATATCAATGTTTACTATTCTATGTTTAGTTTCGGGAGTTAGCAGTAACACGCCAATATCTTTATTTGTAATGTTTCAAATATACTTCGGAGCATTAGCGTGTTATGGAATAGCGCGGTTTACTACAAGTAAGCAGAGGAAGATATTGTTATGGTGTATATTCGCTATGACAATTATTCAAGGGTTGATGGTAATACTTCAGAGCTTTAATATGGACCCGATATTTGATATGTTGGGTAATACTAAAATAGACGATACGGTTGGGTTTAATGGAAGCCATAATCAATTAGGTAACTGGTTCGCCATTACTTCTCCTATAATCTGGTATTTATGTCCTGAAGTTATTATGATTAGTATCTTCGGGCTTTGGAACTCAACTACTTCATCGGCTTTTATAGGGTTTTCAGTAGCTACGGTTATTCAGAACTTGTTTAGAAGTAGAGTTTGGTTTTATAGTATTATCGCTATATTACTCTTTAGTTCGATATTCTTTATGGTTAGATATGAACGTATATCAACAGAAGCGATAGGAGAACGATATAACTTATTAAGAAATAGCATTACATTGGTTGAGCAAGAATATGCAAATTTAATTGTAAGAGATAAACGGATATCAGGGAATGCTCACAGAATAACAAGTATGAGTAGGGTTAAGTGTAATAAGTGGTTGGGATACGGACTTGGAAGCTTTATAAGAATGGCGCCTTATACACAAGATAGAATAGTTGAAGCTTATCACCGATATCTGCATGCACATAATGATTTTATTGAAGTATATTTTGAATTAGGTAGGTTAGGTTTTATTTTAGTCGCTCTTTGGTTATTAGATTTAATAAGAAGATTCGTTTTTAGTATTAAAACAGATATTTCTAAAGTTAGTTTTTATTGTTTAGTAGCTTATGCAGTATGCGCTATGGGAGTATTTACAGTTCATACGGCTGTTACTGGTTACTTACTTATTGTAATATTAGGATTATTCGAAGGAGAGTATAGAGATGGGAAAATTACCGAGAAGTCATAAGGGGAAGTTGATATATGACGATATAGACGGGTTTTGGTATGGTGAACACGAAGGAAAGCTATTTAAACGTCGAGGGTTAAATGTTTCTAAGGCCAACTATGATAAGTTGACTGATGAGGAAAGAGCTAAATCAATTAAACGGAGGTAAGTATGAAAAAGGGATTACTGGTATTATTAACAATATTATTACTTTGTTCGCCTGTAATGGCAGCACGAGCAATAATGACAAACAACTCTGCTAGTTGGTTAAGTGTTGCAGTTGATAGTGAAACTAATATAGCTTTAGGAACTAAAACTAGAGATATTTGGATTCATAATGGTTCGGCAGTAGATGTTTGTATAAACTTAAACGCTGTGGCATTAACACCAGCTTGTATACCATCTGATGGTAGTTTTCAATTAAACGGAACGGCAAGTATACATTTTCAAGATTTAGAAACTGAAAATATAACACTTCGTTCTATGAGTGGTGCGGCTAGTCCTGTTAGCATAATCTGGAGTTATTAATGGTTGAAGCTAGCAGAATGTACCCAACCTACTTTCTAAAGAAACCAAAGGTTATTTTAGATTCTAGGTTTTCGAAAGTTAATAACCTTAAGATTGGCGAGAAAGGACAGCTGGCGGTTGACTTGGAAGTTGTAGCGTTGGAATTAGAAATGGATGAAGATAGTAATGAACAAACGATTACTTCTTTAGAGATAAAGAAAATACAGTCTATAAACGAAAAGGACTTGAAAATTGAAAGTAAAAAAGATAAATCTGGATAATATAAGATACGAGCCTGTTTTTGGAGTATCGGAAAGAATAATGCCAGGAGTTTCTAACCGTAAAATAGGCGAGAAGTTAAAAGCTATTATTAACTATGAAGTAATAGAAAAGACGAAGAGTTTTACAATACTCCGAATACATTATGCTTTTCTAGTACCTAAAAAGAGGTCTTATTAATGTCAGAAGGAAGCAGACAATTCAATCAGAAACCCAAACCAGTAATCTCATTGGATATTAAATCTTTTCCTTTTGTCAGCAAACTACAATATGGTGCTAAGGGCGAGTTAGACATAGCTGGTATCATAGTACGAGAACGCAAAGAAGATGACAGTATTGTTAAGGTAATAAAAATAGCTCGCTCGACACCGATTAAACAGAAAAGGGCCAAATGAGACAACCTTACTTCTTTGAGAATATGGAATTAGATATACCTGACACAATGGCAGATGAATTAAAACATCTTACACTTGACGATATTGTTAACGGAGTAGTATCTTACGAAGTTGTAGGTAAGAACTCCACGGGGA